TACAGCTCCTACAAAAACTAGATTAATGTTAGTTTCTGGTGATGATCGTCACGTTATCTGTTTAGGAACAGAAACAACTATTGGAGAAACATCTACTCAAGATAGTATGTTTATTCGATGGTCTACTCAAGAAAATCAAAACGAATGGACTCCTTCTTCTACTAATACTGCAGGTAGTCACAGACTAACAGCAGGTAATCAAATTCAAGCAGCTGTAAGAAGTAGAGGTGCTATTCTTATTTGGACAGATACTGCCTTGTATCAAATGCAGTTTATTGGTCCTCCTCTTACTTTTGGTTTTAAACAATTAGGTTCTAATTGTGGTGCTGTAGGATTAAACGCAGCAGTTGATGTAAATGGTATTGCTTATTGGATGGGCAATGATTCTTTCTTCTTATATGATGGTGCTGTTAAAAAAATACCTTGTAGTGTACAAGACCATGTTTTTGATTCTATTTCACCTTCCTCTCTAACAGAAGTTTATTGTGCCTCAAACGCAGACTACAATGAAGTTATGTGGTTTTATGCAGATTCAACTTCTAACGTTATTAATAAACAAGTTGTGTATAATTATTTAGAAAATTTATGGTATGTAGGGTCTTTGGATAGAACTACATGGAGTAACAGTAGTATTTACTCTGTTCCTTATGCTTCTCAATTTATTGCAGGCAGTTCTGCTACATCAACTCCTATTGTTCAAGGTCTTAAAACAGGCCGTAGTTTTATCTTTGAACAAGAAACAGGAACTGATGACGATGGTAGTGCAATGGTAGCTTCTATAGAATCTGGTGATATTGATATAGGAGAAGGAGATAATTTTATGTCAATAAGAAGAATTCTACCTGACTTTAAAAATCAAGTAGGTAATGTAGATATTACAATGCAAACAAGGCCTTATCCTTCAGCAACTCAAACAACTCATGGTCCTTTTGAAATTACAACTAGTACAACTAAAAAAGATACAAGAATCAGAGGAAGACAACTTTCTTTAAAACTTGAAAGTAATGCTACTGGTGAAAATTGGAGATACGGAACATTAAGAGTTGATATGCAACCTGATGGAGAAAGAGGTAGCTAATGGCTAAAATTACAACACCTATATTACCTCAAGCTACTCAAGAATATAATCAATCTCAAATGGCTACTCTTATTCAAACACTAGAACAAATGATCTTTGTGTTAAATAATACTTATACTTCAGAAACTCTTCGTAATGAAGATGAACAAATTAGTTGGTTTTTTTCTTAGATGGCAAATAACTATACAAATTATAAGGTTAATTTATCTACTACAGCGTTGACTTCTATTTATACAGTCCCTACTGCAGCGTCTGCTATTATAAAATCCATTCGTGTGTCTAATAAAGACGTAACTAATAACTGTACTGTGTCTTTATCTCTTGTAGATACTGATGGTGTCAGTTATACTTTAGAAACAGATAGAATAGTCAAAGCTAAACAATCTCAAGAGCTTTTGTCTACAGGAGTCGTCAATGCTGGATTTGGTTCTACAGATTCTTCTTTTGCCCCTGCAACACCGATAGTGGTGAAAGAATCAGAAATTGTAAAAGCTCAAGCTCAAAACGGTGGAGACTTGAGTATTATAATAAGTGTATTAGAAATAACTAATGCTTAATCAAAGGAGTAAACTATGGATGAAATGAAAAAAAAGAAGATGCCTAAAAAAATGATGGGTGGCGGAATGATGGGTGGCGGAATGATGTACAAAGATGGTGGTAAAGCTAAGAAATCTACAAAAGTAAAAAACAAAAAACTTGCTGCTATGTACGGAGACCCTAAAAAAATAACTAAAGGTGATATTATCACTGCAGCTAAAAAGAAAAAAAAGAAAAAGTAATGGCTAAACTTTGTGCAAAAGGAAAGGCGGCAGCCAAACGTAAGTTTGATGTTTATCCTTCTGCATATGCTAATATGTACGCATCTGCTGTTTGTTCTGGTAAAGTTAAACCAGGAGGAAAAAAGAAAAAAATGGCAGAAGGTGGCGAAGTTGTTGACTTTAATAAAATATCACAAGATAGAAAAAAAGTTTCTAGTTACGGTCAAGGCGGTATAGCTAAAGGTTGTGGTGCTGTTATGCAAAAGAAACGTAAAAAAACCAAAAAAGCATAATGGCTAAAAAAGGATTAAGGTCTTGGGTCAAAGAAAATTGGGTAGATATAGCCAATAAAAAGTCCGATGGGTCTTTTCCTAAATGTGGTAGAAGTGGTGGCGAAAAAAGAAAAAAGTATCCTAAGTGTGTCCCTATAGCTAAAGCTAGGGCGATGTCAAAAGGACAAAAAGCAGGAGCAGTAAGAAGAAAACAAGCTAAATCAAACACTGGTCCTACACCATCAAGAGCCGCAACATTTGCTAAGAAGAGGACAAAAAAAGCGTAATGGCTAAGACAGCAGCATGGCAACGTAAAGAAGGTAAAAGTAAATCTGGCGGTTTAAATCGCAAAGGTGTTGCTTCTTATCGTGCCGCGAACCCCGGATCAAAACTTAAGACTGCTGTTACAACTAAACCGTCTAAACTGAAAGCAGGTTCAAAAGCTGCTAGTAGACGTAAGTCTTTTTGTGCTAGAATGACTGGCATGAAGAAAAAACTAACTAGTTCCAAGACTGCAAAAGATCCAAACTCAAGGATTAATAAGTCTTTACGAAAGTGGAACTGTTAAAAATTATATTGCAAAAGGAGTAAAAAATGGGTACAAATGAGGATACGATTGTTGTAGCGGGTAAGAAAACACCTGATAATATTAAGGTTAAATCTACTGAAAAAGTCTACAATGCGCAAACAGGAAACGAATACACAGATGATGCTGAAGCAGAAGCAGACATTCAGAATCCTGCAACTTCCACTAGCAAAGACGATATTAAAAAAGATGTCGCAATACAGGTTAATAGCCTAGATATATTTGGAGAGGTCATGAATTAACATGCAGCAGGGACTAGAATCATTAAAAGACTTTCAAAAGTTTGTTTCTAATATTGGCGGACTAGGCCGATATGAAGATACATATATTGTGCATGCTGCCGAAGGTGAGACAGTTATTCCAATGGAAGTTCTTGATCGTAACCCAGTTCTCAAAAAAAGATTATTTAAAAGTATGGTAGATATGGGCATTGATCCCGGTCGTTATATTGTAGGTAACGAACTCAACTCTATCAATCCTGTTACAGGACAACCTGAATTTTTCCTAAACAAAATTGTTAAAAGACTTAAGAAAGCAGCTGGAGATATCTCTGGCTATGCAGCACCCATTGCAGGTGCAATGTTTGGTCCAGTTGCGGGTGCCGCAGTAGGTGCTGGACTTGGTGCATTTAAAAGAGAAAACCCTGGTGATCCTAATCAAGCATTAAATATGGCGCTTCTTGGTGGAGGAACAGGTATAGCTTCTAACTATGCAGCAGGTAATCCTCTTTTTACAGGTCAAGGAGCTAGGGAAGCTTATGGTATGACCGGAGAAGGAGGAACCATGGATCCTTTTAAAATAGGTAAAAGAATTTTAGGTATGGATAAAGAGGGACAATCACCAATGGATTTTTTTGATAACTTTAAAGCTAATCCTTTTTCTGGTGGTCTTGAAAATGAAGTAGTAAAGTCTAATATCGAACGTATTGGTAATTTACCAGAAGGTAAAGCAACATTAGCAGAAAAAACACTTTATGAAAATTATATAGCTAAAGAAACCAAAAAGAAATTACTTGGAGGAATGTCTATTCCTCAAATAGCCTCTCTTTTTGGAATAAGCACCGCGGTTCTTGGTTCGATAATAGATAAAACAACAGACGACGAACAACAATCACAAGACTTTTCTGTGGCAAGAATAAGCGATACTTTAGGTCCAGGATATGATGCTCCTGCAAAAATAATACCTGCGGGTTATGCGGCTGCAGCTGACGGTGGATTAATGGATTTAAGAGCTGATGGTGGAATGTCTGAAGGACCGGGAACAGAGACTTCTGATTCTATTCCTGCTATGCTAAGTGACGGTGAATTTGTAATGACTGCTCAAGCGGTTAGAGGAGCTGGTGGTGGAGATCGCCGAGAAGGAGCAAAAAGAATGTATGAAATG